TCATCATCTGGTCCTGGTTCATATAAAGCATATTCTGCAGGAGTAAGTTTAAATGTTCCCTGTTCAGGGTTAGTAACTATAACACTTGATTTAGAAGTGATTAAAGTATCATCTAAATCAAAAGCATATAAGATTTTATCTTCAGAAGCTTCATTTAAATTTTCCATTGTAGGTGAAGGTAAAACATCAAAATTATATTTTTTACCTAATTTAACTAACGCTGCTGTAATAGCTGTTGTTCCTGGGATTGGTAAAAGTTGAATGGTAGTTAATATGGCCATTCTACCTAAATCAAGGGATTGACCCTTCATAAAACTCTTTTCTTCATCTGTAGGTTTATATTTTTTAATTAATATTTTATAAATTAATCCTATTAACTTTCCAGTTTCTTTACCTTCTCTTTTAGTAACATCCTTTAATTTACCTATAAAATCTTTAGCTTTAGTTTTTATTTTTTTAAATTTCTCTGCGAATTTTTCATCTAAAATGTTCCCAACTTGAAGTTTTTCTTCTTCGGTTAATTCTATTGGTAAAGTATTGTAAAATTCCTCTAAATTTTCTTTTAATTGTTTTCTTGAATTAGTTCCACTATCAACGTTTTCAGTTAGTATTCCTTTTGGAATAACATTATCACTATATCTTTTTACAAACTTAGATCTTTCCTTTACATCAATAATATCTTTTTTATTATTTTTTCTTGCACCTATAAAAATATAAACATTATCTTCTTTATTTTCTTTTAGGAATTTTTTATAAAAATTAAATGGTGATACTACAGGTATAATTTCAGTTTCAACAGGTATAAGTCTTTTATAAACTTCCCATATTTGAACTGATTGATCTTGAGTTATTCCTCCTCTTGTTTTTTTACCTACAGCTATAATAAGTTTATTTACTTTAGGATTTTCTTCTAAACCTTGTAGTATAACTTCTAAATGGCCTTTAGTAGGTGGTTTAAAACCCCCACCAAATAAAGCGGTTGTTTGTTCTTTTAAATTATGTCTTTTATTATATTTTTGAAGCCATTCTGAATTGGCTGTTAGATAATCTTCAACAGTATTATGATCATCTTCGGAGTCATCATATTTAACTCCTTTAGTAGCACCCGCAGGACCTTTCCATTCTTCATCAGGAGCCATATTATCATATTTTTCATAATACTCCTCATCTTCCATGTCCTTATCCTTATAATTATAATCAGTCATTATAATATCGACTACTTCATCATCTAACTCAAGTTCATGTTTGAGGAGTTTAAATAATCTTGTTTTACCCCCTTCTCTATCATCACCTTCTTCACCAAAATATTTATCAAATCTTGTATATTGATCTAAAAATGCTTTATGGTCTAAATTACCCACAGCCATAGCATCTAATAAAGCTATTAAATTTTCATCTTCTTCTCCACCTTGTGGAATTGATGATTCATTATCTTCATTGTCCCTTCCAACTGATGAATATCCCTTACCTAAAAAGGATTTTACTTTATACATATCTATTAGAATGGGTTGTTTAGATTCTTCTAATATATTATCTACTAAAAATTTACTTAGTCCATTCATTTTAAAAAATTGGATATTTGTGATTGTGCTTCTTCTTTTGATACTGAAGATTTAATTATGTTTTGTAAGTGGTCTGAGTTTAATAAATCTTGTATTTGGTTGTTTGTTTCTTCTTTTTTAGCTCTTGAACGTATTTGTTCTTTTTCTGTTTTAGGTTTAGTATTTTGAGGTTTATAAGGATCCAAATATTTAGTTACTATTTGTTCCAAATCAGTCATAGCCTCTCCTGTATTAGCTACCGATACAAAATTGTTACCAAATGCTTGTTGATATGGTTCATAATTTTTAGTAACTGAATTCCAAGTTGACATTACAATTGCTGGTTGTAAGCTTCTATCTTTACCTCCTGATTTTTCAAATCTATCTTGATTTTGTTTTAATGAACGTTCTAAGTCAGTATAAACATAAAGCATAAATACTTCATATCCCGCTGCTTCTAATTCACCTTTTAATTTTAATGTATTTTTTTGAGAGGCTGATGTTCCATCTAATATAAAAGATTCTTTATTTGCTATTGCGTTGGGTATTAATTCTTTTTTATGTTTCCTAGAGGCAGCAGCCATCGCTTTAGCAGCAGCACTCCTTTCTTCGGGGCCATGAGATTTTAAATTTAAAGAAACACCTGATTGTTTTAATAAATCTATGAATGTATCATCTATATTAAAAGTATTTAATCCTCCTAAATCCAAACCTCTTAAAATATGCCCTTTACCAGCACCTGGAGCACCCGCTAAGATAAGTGCTTTAGGTTTACCTTGGACTTCTAATAATAAGTTTACTAATTTTATCATAATTATAAATATTATGTCTCTCTCTTAACTTTAGTTTTAAATTCAGTAAAGATTGGTTTATGTTTTGGGTTTTCTAAATCAAATAGTTTTTTTACTGTTAAAAATATATCTAAATTTTCTTCATGTGTACGTTTTGATTCAAACATTTCCCATCCTTTACCCTGCATTTTCCCTTCTTTAGGGCCACGTTTAGATGATTTTAACCATAATACACCTTGTCTATCTGCTACTTTATTAAAACATTCCTTATAACATTCAGTATAAATAGCAGTTTGTAATTCATAAGTTGTTTGAAGATTGTTCGAAAATTTAAAATCTATAACCCATAATTCATCATCTATTTCACAAACTAAATCACAAGTACCTGCTACTTTTATTTTATCTGAAAATAAATGAACCTCGGTTTCTAATAAAGTAGGTTTATATGTCTCCCACCAATCAACAAACCTTAGAAACCCTTGCCAAATGTTAGGGTCATATAATGGATTACCATTGGGGGATAGAAATGATAATTCCTTTCCATTTAAATAATCTTCTATCATTTCATGAACTTGTGTTCCATCCTCCCCTGCTTTTTTAACTATATAATCTGCGGAATATCCTACTTTTTTAAGCCAATCTTGAAAATATTTTCCTTTTGGATAACAACTTAAAACATAAGTTATTGAGGGGTAATATTCACCATTTCGTTTATAATACCTAGAATCAGGTAAAGTTATTTGTTGATAATCTTCAGATATTTGTAATATCCTATTATATTTCTTTTTAGTTTTCATACTAATGAAAGTTTCTTTTCCATTAGTTTATATTCATCTAATGGAAGAGTATTTTGAATTAGTTTAGTGAAATTTTTAAATCCCATTTCACTTGGATCTTTTCCTTCTAATTCAACAAGGTATACTTCTTTACCTTGGTTTATTAAATATTCACAATGTTTTAAAGCCTGTTTAATAGCATCTGTATCTAATGCAATATAAATTTTTTTAACTGTTGATTTAACTATTTTTTTAAGTAAATTAGACTGGATGTTTTTACCTAATAAAGGTATAGCATTTCTTTTTATTGCAATCGCATCAAATGCCCCCTCACATAAGATTAGGGGTAAATCAAAGTTTATAAATAATTCGAAGGGAATTATATTTCTTGAACAATCAGGATTTCTATATTTTATAAAAGCATCCTTCTCAAATGAACGTGATATAAAATAATTTAATTGGCCTTCACTATTATAAGAAGGTATTATAATCATATTCCTATATTTACCATAATCACAATAACCTATATTATATTTTAAAATATCATCATTAGATAAATTCCTTTTTCTTAAATACCTATAGGCCTGTTTAGCAGTAAAATTTTGATTTCCTATAATAGGTTTGAAATTTTCAGGTAATCTCACATCAGTAGATTCTATCACTTCCTCTACAGCATCCTTTGTTTTAACTAACTTATATAATTCTTGAAATTTATTTGGGGTAGCCTTTATTTTTTTAAATAAAATATTAAGTGTTTTACCTTTAGTATTACACACCCAACAATGCCATGGATTATAACCTTTTTTATTCTCTGTAAAATTAATTTCTAGTTTGGGTTTATGATGGTTGCAGAAAGGGCAATTGTATGCTTGATTACCTCTTGATGTTCTTTTCCCAACACCTAAAACTGAGTCAACTAAGTTAACTAATAGTTCGTTTATCATACATCTAAATATAACATCCCTTTAGTGGGAAGCCAAATCTTTTGTGTAAAACTTTCCTAAAATGTTATCATTGAAGTATTGATCTGGGTGTTCTAAAACTTGGTACATAAATTGGTATTGTGCTTCGTAGTAAGTAAGTAATTTTTTATTTGGGGCTAATTTTATAATATAACGTTCGAAATTTTCCGGTGGTTCTTTTTTTACTAATTCCATTAAAAGTTTATTAGACCCATAATATGTCTTCCAATCAGATTCTTTACTTACTCGTTTATGGGTTGGTTTTCTACCTTTTACCCCTTCATACATAAGTAAATCTTTTTTTGTTACTTTAACTTTTTTATTATGAACAAGTACTTTTTTTCCTATATAAGCCTTACCTGATGGTATGTGGGTTGTTTTATAAACAAACCCAAATGTCCCCTTGGGGAAATGATTGAATTCTGTTATTTCTTTTCCGTTGTGTTTCCAATTCATAGATAGGGTTATGGGTAACAAATCCATGTGGGGGATGTAGTTCCTGCTATTTTTTCCATATTTGTTACTTCGTACTGTCCAATATCAAAATCAGTATTTGCAGCACTCCCAGAGTGATAAAAAGTTACTGAACTGTGGTATCTGTCTATTGTAGTAGTTCCAGCACCTATATTCATAACTTTAAATCTGGTTCCTATAGGATAATAGTCAGAAGTCCAGCCTGTTTCTCTTGGAAGCTTGAAGGTGAAGGCTGAAATTGAATTAAATACAAAGGTTGTATTACCTTGTGTACTATCAGGAATATATTCCCCTAATGTTGGGGATGCGTTTGATATAGGATCAGAAGGTAGATTTGTTAATTGTGAACCATCACCTATAAAAGATGAGGCGGAAACATCACCACTTGCACTTATAGTTCCAGATGATGTTATATTTCCAAGTATATCTAATGACCCTGTTACTTAGATTGGCTCCGAAGTACCACCATTTGGGATTCTAATTTTGGTTGGGCCATTTGTATCATTTGCATCTCCAAGTGTTAAATAAAATCCACTTGCA